GCAGCACCGCCGTAGATGAACTTAAAGTTAATACCCGCCGCAGGGGTAGGCAGTGTTAGGGTTCGGTTTGCTGTTACCGCAGGGACGACAACAACGCGGCTTCCGTGATCGGCAGCAGAGATATTGTGGTCTGCGTCAGTCAACAACACTGGGGTAACAATCAAGCCAGAGTTATCTAGCTGGAAAGTATTACTGAACTCGCCTGTGGAAGCGTCCTTACTTACAACGCGGAATCCGTTTTCTGAGCGCACTGCGCCAGTGAAAGTAGTATTAGCCATGTGTATCTCCTGTCGTGGCTAGTGTCAGGTACGGGATGCACCTGTCAGGAATAAGTAGTTATACAGTACAAAAAGAAAAGGGGCAACAAGTGCCCCCTTCCTATATAGCGTCTTACGCGCCGGGTGAACCAAAGATCCCGAGGGGATCAGATACACCAAACGAATAACGCTCACGAGCCTTGTAGCGGCTGTTGCCCGTGTCGAAGTCTGCATCCATAGATGTAGCCATCGGGGTACGAACAAAGTGCTTCAGGCCGTTCGGTACGTCAGTGGTCAAGAACCAAGCGTCCGTGTCAGTCAGGTAATGGTTAACAGTGTAACCTTCTGGGATAGAGCCATTGTTGCGAATCGCGTTAATGTCATTATCCGCAGTTCCTACGCGACCTTCGGTTTCAAGCAAACGAGTTGCAACAAACTGAAGATTGGGTGGGATTACCAGCTTGCGAGGACGTGCTGCAATCAGCAAACCACGCTCATCAGTCCAACCGGAGATCTGAATAACGGCGGCTTCCAAAGAAGTCTCGTTAAGGTCAGCAGCCGTAGAAGGACGGTTTGAGTTGGTTCCACCAGATACTAGCGGGTGGTCAGTTGCACACAGGCTCTTGCCGTCGCCGTAAGTGGTGCCGCTATCGAACGCATTGTTCAGGATAGACGCGCCTTTTACTTGCTTCGTGTAAGCCATAGCACGGGCTAGTGCTTTCGTGTAACGCGCTGACAGCGAATCGTAGAGGTTATCTTCGATTGCTTCTTCGGTAACACTAAAGCCCATAGCGATAGTTTCGTGCGTGTAGCGTGCAGTGAACGCTTCTTGCGCGTTGTCGTACTCAATAGCAGCGCCTTCGCCTTTGACGGGGGCTGCTGAGAAGCCTGACAACTTGGTTTCTTCTTCAAAAGAACGGTCAGAAGACTCTGATTCAAAGATCTCCTTATGCTCTTCACCATACTTAGCGTACTCCATACCAAACAGTGCGTTCAGTCCGGGCAGGAGTTCCTTTAGCAGTTGTGCTCTTGAAATTGCCATCTCTAGTTACTCCTTACACGCCAGTGGTGCTATCAAACTGATGACCTGCGTTCCATTTAACGTAGGCTTCAGTATAACCACCAGAGCTGTTCTTCGTTTCTTCAACCAAACCAACAATGCGGAAGGGAAGCGTATTGGTGGTAGCAGACGTATCGGAGATAGCGCAGCGAGAGTTACCGCTAACACTGTCACCAGTATTGTCTACACCAGCTACGTTCGCGCCGATGTCAGTCTGGGCCAAGTCACCGATAGTAGTACCAGAAGATACTACGGCAGCCTTGAACAGTACGTCAGTTGCGTCACACACGTAGGCTTCAATATCAGAAGCAGCGGTGCTAGCAATGTAGTTCTGTCGGAAGGTCTTTTGCCCGGTGTTAGGATCGGTGTATGAAACACCCATGAAGACTCCGATTGGAGTCATGGCAGCATCAAACGTATCACGTTCAACAGTACCACCGGTAACCAGCGTAACAGCGTCTCCATAAAAGATAGCAGTGCCATAGCCACTTGCGATTTTGTACTGGCGTACAGTGCCAGCATAAGGAGTGCCACTAAGCAGTTTTACCGGAACGAGGCCATAAGGGCCACTTACAGTAGGATAAGCCATTTTAAGCTCCTATTAAGTTCCGTTACCAAATGTAACCTTCGTCTTTCTTTCGTTAAACAAAGGCATTCGTGGATCATTCTCACGCATAAGGTTGTTGTCCACAGAGTGCATTTGCGACTTGGCTTGGTCGTTGTAGTACGCATTCCGCTCGTTCGCAATTTCCTCTGGAGCTTTACAAAGCATCAGACCACCAATTACTACGTTCTCCGCGAAGCGTTCATTCTCCACGGCTACCAAAGCAATTTCAGGATGATCTACAGCCTTTACAGGCTCCCAACCTTCGCGCAATTTTGAGGATACGTTAGGGGCGTCCACCTGCCCCTGCATAGCTACACGAACCCAATGAAACACATATCCCGGTTCTGGCGTAGGTGAGGGTAGTACCTCGGGTCGCTGCCATGACCGTTTACGAACTTGTGTTTCCCGTGCTTCGTTTTCACGGTTAATTCGATTCTGAGCCATTATCCGTTCCTTTTTTGTAGTGCAGCCTGTTTGGCGTATTCTTCTAGTGGTACCCCGAGTCTATTAGCAAGTGCTACCTGAGTTTTAGTAAGCGTCACCTTATTTGGTGAGGTGCTTCTAGTAGCTGGAGCGACAACGTTCGGTTGCTTTCGCGGCTCTGGCTCTTCTATCTCAAGTTCCACATCGTCAAAGTTCTCTGGGAATACTTTTCGCATACGAGCATCAATAGTCTCGTAGTATTCATCAGTGCGTGGGTCAACCCCACCCTTAACTAATTTCTGGTGCAGCCCCATAGCGTATGCTGTCATCTCGTCATCAACATGGAACCAAGAAGAGTTTTTCTCTACCCATGCCTCTGCTTTCGGATCACGCACTCGTTCTGGAGCGGGTTGAGGTTCTTGTACCTCAGTATCTTCTTCTTGTAAAGAAGGTAATCTAAAATTATCTAGTTTGTCTGCCTTCAGTTTGGCAGTGGTTAAGTGCTCTTGAGCCTCTAACAGCCTATCAGCATCGCCAGATTCATAAGCATCTTTGTACGCAATCTTTGCGCCAGTCAACTCAGATTCTACAACTCGTTTGGCCTGATCTAGTAACGCCTCGCGTGTTGTACCCACATCACCCTTTAACGTCTTATTTTCTTCCAATAAGCGTTGGGTAAGGGCTTCTAGCTCTTGTCTTTCTCTGAAGGCGGCTTCTTTGGCCCTACGTTCGTCGTGGTAGCTTTTGCTGATGTGCTTGATTCGGTTACGTACTTTCTTAGAGTAGCCTTCCAACTCCTCATCCGTAACGTCAGCCGGTGGCTTAGATGGCTTACGGTCACGATCAGCCTCTGGCGTATCATCCACAATCTCAATGTCCAACTCATCCGGTTCTGACTTAGCTTCGACTTCAGGTTCGACCGGAGTATCTGCATACTCTTCCGCAGTCTTTTTGCCAGAGATGTCAATTTCGACTTCGCCTGAGTCTTCCACTTCAATAGTATTTTTTGTTTCATCCGCGTCTCCCTCTGGAAACTCAAATTCTACTTTCTGAAAAGGCATGATTATTCCTTACGCTCGTGTTACGCCAGCAGGGTCTGCTACAACAGCTTCAATAGAGTCATCATTCATCAAACGATACTCTAATCCACCAACCTTAAATCTTGTGCCTGAGTTGGCACGAAACATAACATAGTCACCTTGTTTACACCAAGGCCCACTAGGAAACCGCTCTTTGTCAGAGTACGCTTCTTCGCCCATATCGACCACTAAGCCGATAATCGACATAATATGTTCCTGATTCTTAATCGCGTCTGTCTTCAACAGGTTAGTCCCGTCAAAGGTTTCTTCGATCTGCGGTAACGCGATCAACACCCTATACCCTACAGGCATCGGTAGTTGCGCTTCTAACTCATCCGTAGCTTCAACTGTGTCAACAGCTTCACTCATCGTCATACTCCAAGTTTCGCGAGAGGTCTTCTACATAGCCCAAACAGGTTTCGAGACCTCGAATCAAACCTGTGGTTTCCTTATACATGGAGAAGTCTTTAGCTCCCCCACCACTAAGAAATTGTAGTGCAGAGTCCTTATCGGACTCGATTCGTTCCTTTAGCACGTCTAAGACGGTTTTAGCCATTATTGGCCTCTATTGTTGTTGGAATCCTTTATTGTCTTTAGTAGGTCAAGATCTAGTTTTGTGTTGTCCTTTCTTCTGTCTGAGGCAAGTTTAGCTCCTGCCTTCTGAGCGTCGATCTGTAGCTCTTGCTGCTTGAGCGCAAGCTCTGCCTGATCCATCTGGGCATCCTGCATGTTCTCACGAGCCTTCAGCTCCAGTTCAGCCTGCTTCACCTGCGCGTCTAGCTGGTCTTTAGCCATCTTACGCTGCACTTCTTGCTGCTTGATCTGTAGCTCGGCCTGTTGCATTTGTACAACAGGGTCTTGAGCCTTCTTCTGGGCAGCTTGTTGAGCCGCTTGCTGCTGGTTTTGTTGCGTGAGTTGCTGCCCAGCTTGAGCCATGAGGCGGGCAAGATTGACCTCCATGTTCTCCGGTAGCTCGGCGTTCGGGTTGGGGAGTGGCGCACCCAACTTGTCTTCCATCTGCTTGCGGTACTTGAAGCCAAGGTGCTCAACAATGTGAGCCTGCAAAGATGCCATGATGCGCTGCGCCTGTGGGTTTTGCCCGATTGTCGCTGCGATCATAGGATCTTGTAAGAACGCTTGGTGCGCCGCCATGTGAGCATCGTGATCTTGATAGATAAATGCTTTCATCGGCTTGCCGTTCAGGGCGTTCATGTTTTCACTAACTGGGTCAGTCGGACGTATATCGTCTTCTGTCGGTACCAACTTCTCAGCGTTCTTAACGCCCAGCACTTCGATCATCTGCCTGTGTAGCTGTGGCAAGTCGTAGATCTGAGGCGCTGACTGAGCCATCTGTAATACCGCTTGGTACTGCACAACACGCTGGGCCATCGTAGAACTGTTCGGATCGCTGACTGGGATCACATCTACTGACATGTAATCAGATTGCCGTGCAGTCACTTCGCCACGGATCGGCTCGTATGCGTACTCCTCAGAGGCGTACTCTGCCATGATAGCTTTCAGGAGCTTGAACTCCTGCTTCATGGCATAATGCACGCGGGCCTGTACAGCAGCCATCGGTTTCAACGTACGTTCTAACAATGCCAGCGTAGTTCCTACCGGAGCATTGGCTGACATGTCTGAGATGTTCATGTCGCTGATAGCGCCCAGACGACGGCCTTCCTGCGTGATCTGGTTCAGCAGGGCTAGTAGGGTCTGACTTGGCTCCTTGTATGGGAGCGGCATGATATTGTCGCGGATGCTGCCTGACGGTACATCCACATCTTTGAACTCACCCGGCTCAATCGGCGTGTCATCACCTTTAATACGCAACCCACGGGCTTTCAAGCCCCCCGGCAGATTCGACAGTGTGCCTGCGTCCACCAGTTGCCGTATAAGGGACGTTCCGGCTTTAGCGTACCCCCCTATGATATGAATAAGACCAAGCCCATAAAAGCCAAATCCGGGCACATACACGTAATGTACGAAATGCTGACGCTTCAGAGTTAACGGATCTTCGGGGTTCCAGTTACGGTAGATAGACAGGATCTCGTTAGTGCCACGCTCCAACGTCACCACGTATGGCTTTGCGATCCCATCTTCGGAGTCACCTGACGCCTCAATGACCAGATCGGCGTGTATCTCGTATATAGAGTAGCGATTATCGTCCTGAATAGAGTAGCCACCCTCTTCAGCCTTACGCTCTTCAATGTCAGTGTGGTATGCCTGCGGGTCACCCAGATCTACGTCGCGGTAGAACCCACTGACTTGTAGCTTCTTCATCTCGTTCTTAGTCTTACGCATGATATGCGTAACACGTTCTGCTGTTTCGATATGTGAGGCACCGTAGGGCACAACCACATCTTCAGCGGGGATATATAGAGCTACCTGTCGGCCTATGTTCGGATCGAAATAAACTTTCTTGAACGCACTACCAGCCAAGCCAAGGCTGTACAGCAGCCGCTCATGCTCTGGTCTGTACTCCACCATGCGCTCGGTGAGTTCGTAGTTCATATCCGCTTTCACGCGGTTTGCCGCTTCTTCCTTGTCCTTGTCTTCTACGCCAACAATCTTGACCCGTACAGGGCCAGCGGCTGGGAACGTCTCGGACATTGTTTCTGCTTGGAAACGAATTGCCGCTTCAGCGAGGACTGTAGAGTACACGCCACACGCGCCTTCCCACGGGTCAGTACGCTCTTCGTACTTGAAGCCCAGCACGTCCAGACCCTTGACGAATGTATCGGCCCAGTCTTTGCGGCTGTCGATGTCGGCTGACACCAAACCTACTAGATCATCCGCTAACGCATTAAGGTCTGACTCTTCCATACCTTCAGCTAGGTTTGCATCAAAGGGCATCATGTCGCCCATGTCGGCGTCGGGTATGATTGTGATTTCGACGCTGCCGTCGTCTAGCGTAACCATTTCTGGATTGACAATATCAATCTCTAGCGCCGCTTCTTCCTCTTCACCCGCATCAATACCTTCAGGTGCTGCGTATAAACCTTTTTCTATAGCCATAGTATGTCTCTAGTAGAAGCCGCCTCGCCGCGACTTAAAGTATCTTTGTTCTTCCGGCTCATCTGTCGGCAGTCGTATGAACCCGCCCTGCCTGAAACGCATGAGTGCCATGACCGTTGAGTCAACCAAGTCATCATGGCTCATAAACGGAAATCCGGCAATCTCTTCGACTACCTCTTCTGCCCACCGTGTGGGAGGTACCCACACCAGACCAGACGCAACAATATCAGATACTGCATTAAGACGCGCTAACTTATCACCTGATCCTCTGTGAGGCGTGTACTCTGAGACGGGCAGTCCCATACGCCTCATCTCCTGATACAGCGCCGTACCTGATGACTTCTTCTCCACAATGAACGCATCGGGTTCCCACTCGGTGTACTCCTCCAGCGCCAACTCTTTCAGCTCTGGGAACTCCAGCCGCTTCTTTATACTGTTCAGCAGGATGATGTGGTAGTTGTCATACTCTTCGTTGAGGAACACACCCCATGTAGTCAACGCCGTGAAGTCCGCACGGTTGTGTTTCTCTGCCGCTGCGTCCAGCGACATGATTATGTACTCGCATGACGGCGGGTTGTCCTGCTCCCAGATCTGCCACCACTCGCGCTTGACCAGCGCGGCCTCTTCCGCCGTGGGTGTCTGCTGATACTGCGCGTTCCACTGGAATGTAGGCATCGACGCCTTGGTTCGTAGCAGTGCATCTAGGTCAAAGAACTCAGGCCACAGCGGTTTCTCCACGATCTCCTGCGTTTCCTCGTCCTCAATCTCCAGTATGGCAGGGAATTCGACAATCTCGTACTCATCCGCCCGCTCATTCTTCGCCATGTCGCGTGTCACACGCCCCGTCAGGTCATCCATGTGCCATCGGGTCTGGATTATGGCTACACGACCTCCCGGCATCAGACGAGTCCGTGCGCCGAAGGTAAACCACTCGTATGCCTTCTCAAAAACAGCAAAATTACCGTTAATTACGTCCTGTTCCGAGTGTGGGTCGTCCACCAACAGCAAATCTGCGCCACGACCAGCCAGTGCAGAGCCAATACCGCACGCATAATACTCGCCACCCACGTTAGTATTCCATCTACCAGCCGATTTTGAGTCACTAGCAAGCTGCACGGTGGGGAAAATAGCCTGATAGGCGTCTGTGGAGATTAAATTACGCACTTTTCGACCAAAATCCACAGCCAGATCGGTAGTGTGAGACACCATCATCACCTTTTTGCCGGGATTTCGCCCTAAAAACCACGCTGGGAAGAAGATAGAGACGAGCTGAGACTTGCCGTGGCGCGGCGGGATGTTCACACAGATACGATCTTTGTCCCCTGACTCAATCGCCATCAACATATCCGCCAAAATTCGATGGTGCTTACCTACAATAAAGTCAGGCATCATCATCCGGCAGAATTCTATTAGATCGTCGTACGCCGCTTCGTTCGCCTTACGCGATTCCAGCTCATCTACGATGCGGTTTATCTCAACAACCTCTTCATCAGAAAAGGCGTCGAGGTTGTCCAGCATGTTCTGGACTTCTTCCTCGGTAAAATCGGGAACGGCCTCAGCCATCGTAGTCCTCGTCCTGCGCTACCTCGTCCGCAGCCGCTTCAACGTCGTCCAGACCAAGCTCTTTCTTGAGGTCTAACACTTCGCCGTCCAGCACCACGTCTTCGTAGTCGCCCTCTGCTATGTCGTCTACAGGCTGTACCAGCTTCTCCAACTTACCACGTAACTTGTTACGTAGATCATCTGCCGACTGATGTGTTACAGTCACTTCTGTCTTCGTGAAAAGTCCTACGTCTGAGATCTTACCTAGAAGTTCCAAAGCCCGTATGCGAATGCGTGGGTCGTCGTTCTCCGACTCCAATAAGAGCTTATTAGTTACGAGGTGTCGGATCTGAGTCGCGCTTTCTGCAACAGAGTGTCCGAACTCTTGAAGTATGTTGTTCGTCAGCACCATAGAGGCAGGGGTGAGTTTCGCCGCCTTCTTCGTAGTAACCTTTTTAGAAGTTTTTTCAGGATCATCAGCATAAGCCAAAGCAAGTTTCGCAGCCGTGTCTTCATCTTCCGCCGTGGGTTTCAAATCTAATCCATGTTCTGCTAGTTTGAGCGCCGTGTTGCAGGCTGCTTCGGCCCGCTCCTTTAGATCGACCGTGGGTATGTCATCTGAAAACGGAACGCCGATCTCAGGTTCTACAAATAAAGTCATGGGTTATGCCTGTAACTTAAACATACGTATTCACGCGGGGAAAATACAATATGGCATCAGAAGATACAAGAACTTGCAAAGTCTGTCACGAAGAGAAACCTATCGAAGCATTCTCTATGAATGGCATATATAGATTATACACCTGCAAGGGCTGTAAACATAAAGCTAAAGACAAATTACGTAACGCCAGCGTTGAGGCGTTCCTTCGATACTCCTTAGCTGGACTCAAGCACAGCCGTAAGAAGCGGGAAGACCTAGAATTCGCCATAACAGTTGCAGACCTAGTAGAGCTGTGGGAAGAACAAGAGGGGCGATGTGCCTTGAGTGGTCTGGTAATGACCCGGCATCGTGGGTTTGGAGAGACCACCACCAACGCAAGTGTAGACCGGATAGACCCAACCAAAGGATACGTACGCTCAAACGTACATCTCGTGTGCTGGCAGGCCAACAAAATGAAGCACGCCCTACCACTACCAGACTTCTTTTTCTGGATTCGGCACATCAACGACAACCTCACCCGCGAATAACCCTCAAAACAAGTTACATACAAATATTTACGTGTCGGGCGCACCGGGGGGTCTGAAAACCCGAATAACCGAATAACCCAACATAATCAATAAGTTACGTGGTACGCACAAGGGTACCTTAAACCCGGCATTTCAGTCCCTTGACAAACAAAAAATTTTTTGCTGGGACTTTTATTTTTGGGGTGGGGGGTT